AAGAAAAAGGCTACAACGGTAGCTAAGTCTTTTATTAGAGTAGAAGAACTAGGAAAAGAACTTGGTTTAAAACCGGGTTTAAGATTCTCTGCAGTTGTAGGAATACGAAATAAAACTCTAGATACTCTACGAGCTAAAATGATACAAGCTACAGGAAAAGTAGATGATTCTGTACTAGCTAATATAAACAAACTAAATCCTAAAGAACAGGCACAAATTCTTAAACGGTGGGATGTTCCTGAACAAGAAATTACTAATTTTACTAGGGCTGGAGAATTTTTAAAACACCAACGAACTCTTTCTTCTAAAGCAAATCAAAAATTGCTAGATCGTTATACGAGCGGTGATTTTCCTGAATTTCCTTCTTTAAGTAAATTATCTGTATCACATGAAGCTACAAGAGCAATGCAATCAGAAGCTGCTGCAAATTTCGCTTTTTCTATTGGAGAAGAAGCATTTCCAGGCAATCCCTTTATAGGAATGGGGATGGGGGTATTTGGTGCTTGGTCTGGAGGATCTATACCTTACTTCCTAGCTACAAGAACTCCTGCAAGACGAGTAACAAGTAAATTTAATCGGGATAATTTTAGAGTACAGATGTATGGTATGTATAAAATTCTAGGTATGGAAGAAGAAGCAGCAATACAAGTACTAAAATTATATGATGAATTTGATCCAAAAAGATCTGCAGATGAAAATGTACTAGCAGCCCTTGAGATAGCAGGAAGTAAAGGCGAATTAGCAAAAATGATAAAGCTAGGAGAAGATGCTAAACAGTGGTCGTTGAAGGTAGATAAAGATGAACTAAAAAGAATAGCTAAAATAGCAGAAAGCACTCAAGCTACTCAAAAAAGATTAAATGAACTTTTTCCACATTTAGAAGAAGAGATTAATGTTACCCTGTCAGATCTTATAGCTCTACCAACTATTGCATTTATGGAGCAGAATCTTTTAAATAATATAAATACCAGTATGAGTTTCGGCCTAGAAAAAATTCCTATGCTAGCTGAATATACTAATTTAGCAGCTAGAAAACAACAAAGTATACTAGCAATTAAGAAAATGTTACTACATATAGGTGATGTCGAAAACTTGCCTACAGATTTAAAATTATTTCAAGAAGAAATTACAAAATACGTTGATGAAGTAGCAGAAGAAACTAGAGATACTAGTGCACGATTTAATAGAATAGTAGAAGAAAAATTCTCTTTTCTGACAGATGAACTAAACGATGCTCTAAAACAAGCAGAGAATGAACTTGAAAGACAGATATCTGATTCTACAGGTTTCACCAGTATGAAAGAATCAATAAACCAAGATATACATCGAATCTATCAAAACCAAAGATTAGATGCTGCACTGAAACCGATATTTAAAAAAATAAAGGAGGCTTATGATGCAATAGATTATGAGCATGTAATAGAAGGTTCTGAAGGTATAGCAGGGCAACTTGAAGCATTGGTTTTACAAGCCGAGCAACTTTTTCAGCCAACTAGAGGCTGGACAAAAGGGGCTGTAACCCCCCATAGTATACTGGTTAAAGCTAGGCAAAGATTTCTTAAAGGTGATACAGAAGGTCTGGACGCTGAAGAATTAGCACTTTATATAACTAAGTTATCAGATGAAATTATAGAAAAAGGTATAGACACTACTACTGAAAGAAATTTAGTTTTATCTGTAGATGAAGTTAAAACTTTTGAAGATGGAGTTGCCAGGATACTAGACGATGCTGCAGAAAATACTGACTTTACTAAACTAGAACGATATCAATATATACAGAGCAAACTTCTTCTAAAAGCAAGAGAAAGACTTAATAAGATAGCTACAATAGATCCAAACAGTGCCGCTGAACAGATTGCTAAAGATATGGCTTCTGGAGATATGGCTAGATATGCTCAACGTACACTAGCATCGACATTACCTTATATTTCAGCTAGATATACTATGAGAGAATTTAAAGATCTACGAAGTTTTTATAGCGAGAGTTCTGTAAGTTCTAGAAGGGGTACTAATAAACATACTTTTGCAACAGGTGCAAAAACACTAAATGATTTTATTGAAAGTTCTCTTCTTACAGTAAGAGATAAAGTACAATTAAAAAGATTAAAAGAAGCTAATGATATGTATCACAAGTATATGGAACGCTTTGGAGTAGGCATAGGTAAAAGACTATTATCAAAGACAGAAAACAAAGACCCTAAGTATAAATCAGTAAACGGAAATGGTAGTGCAGTATCCCGTGACGATCCTTCTTTTGTTGATGATGTGTCGCCAGGACATAGCTTCATGCCAGCTTTTATAGATCCTTTTTGGGGTAAAGTTGATCTAGATGATATGGATGAAGCAGTCGATATGTTTAAAAAAGTATTTGCTGGAGCAGATGGAAAGATATTTGATCAAGACGCTCAGATGCTAATAGATGCTTTTGCAATTTCAATGTGGGAAAGACGAGCAGTAAGAGGTGCAAGTTCTAAAGAAGAAGTAAAAGCTTATAACAACTTTATAGAGCGTTTTGAAGATGTAATACGACAGGCCGGTAAAAATGGAGAAGATTTTCTATCTGTAGAAGGTTTGTATAAACAGTATGATCCTAAAAAACATGGAGAATTGATTGTAGAAACTAGAGCAACTATTTTACAACAAAAAGCTTTAGAACGACAAAGTGAAGCAGGTTTTAATACATTAAAAGATCTAATAGATAAAAGAAGGGGTGCTTTAAAAGGTAGTGTATTTGCAGAAGTAAGAGGCGATGCATCTATAGAAGAACTTAGAGATGTAATATTCGGAAGGGGTATTAGACAAGCAGGGCCGTATCCAACAGATGCTAGAAATATTGAAAGAAGTGCAGAACAGGCTGAACGATTTGTTCAAGAAATGGAAGATTTACTAGCTCTTGGAGTACCCTTTGAAGAAGCACAAGGGCGGGTTATGCAAGGTCAGGCAGCAGAGAATTTCAAACAACTGTTAACATGGGCCACAGAAGAAGGTGTAAAAACTATTGATGGAAAACAAGTCAATGTCTACGAAGCAACAAAGAAAGCACTAAGAGGATTGCTAGTTGAAGAACTTGTAGAAACTACTTTTAAAACTACTGGTAAACAAATGCCTAAAGTATCCTGGAGACATGTAACAGGTAGTAGTATTGGTAATGTAACACAAGATATAATGGCTCATACTATAGATCTTGTACAATACGAAAAATATTTAAGGGAAAATAGAAAAGTATTTACAGCCCTATTAGGACCGGAACATACAGACGTTTTAGATGATCTATTTAGAGTTTCTTACGCAATGGGTCCAGATGAAGTAGGATCAACTATGTCAGGTCTGGTTAGAGGATGGTCAGCATCCACTATGCAATCCCAATTTTGGGCAGTAGCTAGAAAGGTTATAAGTGTCAGATTTGTAGCTGGTATGATAGGATTTCAAGCGTATAGAATGCAAACTACTAAATTTTTTCAAACTATACTATCTCATCCTCAAGCTGGAAGAATTATGATCAAAGCTATGAAGTCAAAAAAACCTCTTACAAGAGAAGAACTATCTGCTTTTAAACTTGTGTATAAATATACATTTGGCCCTAAGATAGCAGCTAGAATAACTCAAGATCATATAGAAGATCAGCGAAGAGAGTATCAAAGAAATCAACATGGTAGTATTACTCCAGAACAGCTAGAAAGACAACAAGCAAAAGCAGAAAGAGGTGCTGTGCGTTCAATGCTTGATATAAGACAACCCGAATTAGGTAAACTTGAAGAATATAAAGAAACTATATCAGAAGCTAGAGAAAGGTTAACTCCTGAACAACAGCGTGTGCAAGATGAATTTCTAGAACGGCAAGGAGTGCCAAGGCTAGGAGTTCAAATGGAAGACTTAGATGAATTTCTAGAACGGCAAGGAGTGCCAAGGCTAGGAGTTCAAATGGAAGACTTAGGTTTTCGTTCAAGCTAATGGACAAACCAAATGAACTAGCAGTAGCTATAGCCGCTCTAGAGACAAAAGTAAACTTAATGTCAGATAGACTAAACAACGTAGAAAAACATCAATTAAAACTTATAGAACTAGCCTCTTTTGGAAAAGGTAGTCTAAAGACACTTACAATGTTAGGCATCGCTCTAGGAGGAATAGCCGGTATTGCAATTGCAATTAAAGCTTGGGTAACCTAAAAATTTAATGGAGAAGTTAGTTGATAGAATTATCTTGGGAACAGCTTGTCACTGCTGTAATAGTAGTAGCATTTATTATACGCTGTGAATTTGCTACTAGAATAAACGGAAAAAATATAGCAGAGTTATGGCTACACGTTAATAAACTAAAAGACAATCTAACAAAAAAATGAATTTAGAGTTGATCTTAGCTAGAATATACTATAGAATGCCTGATTATCCCAGTGTCATTCAGGAGTTTATATGGCAAGATTTCGATAAACCACCTGTATATCCTCGCTTTCAAAAGCTCATTGAATATTGGGATAAACATATAGAAGGTCCAATACATAGTATTGACTTTTGTAGTTCACATGCAATCAATTACAATTTAATGTTTTTAGATTGTGATTTTACTATACACTAGGAGGTGTAAAATGAGCGAACCTGTAATTGAAACACTAGTTTGGTGGGAAGTCGCCTGGGGCAATAGAGATATTATCGTAGGCGCTGTTCTTGCTGTAGTAGCTGCCGCATCTATGATGATCAACGGTACTAGAACCCCAAACCCTGATACACTTTTAGGAAAAGCTTATAAAATGATCGAATGGGCATCCTTAACATTTGGTAAAGCGAAGCAAACCGGCAAAGATTAATAATGGGCGGTATATTCAGCTTACTAGGGGGTTTAATGAAATTACTCCCCCTGGTTTTTTCCTTTATGGCAGGTAGTAAAATAGCAAAGGGAGCACAGGCAAGAGATGAAATTAAAAAGTCTAAAACAAGGGACAAGATTGAGCGCAATATCGCTCGTACTCCTATGTCTGATCTCCGTAAGCGGCTGCTCTCTACTTGGGGCAGGGCAGGAAGGAAATGACTGTTCTTGGGTAAGTCCTATATTTATAAGCCCGGATGATTCTATGACTGATAGAACTGTAGAACAGATTTTAGCCCATAACGAAACGTGGAAAGAAACTTGTAACTAAATAAAAATACACTAAAGTAGTGCTGGTATTTTACTAGCACTATTTTTTTGCCCATTTTTTATCTTTTGTATAAAAGGAAGGATAAGCTTTTCTAAAATCTACAGTTATTTCTTCATCAGGCTCTATAAAATTTATAGTTATAATATCTGAATAAATACCATTTAAAGGATACATAATACAGTTAGGTTCAAACGAGTGATTTACAAAGCTTTGTAACCAGTAAATATTAAATCCTGTTTCAGGTAAACTAATATAATCACCTTTAGTATCATAGCAGTGTATAGCTTGTAAATATTCTAACTGTTCTGTAGAAAATTCATTTTTTTTATACTGTACTATACTTGTCTTTTCGTATTTACTAGGAACTTTTGTTATTATAGTAGCTGGAAGTATTTTTTTTAAAGCTATTATACCAACCCCATGTATCTTGCTAACACCTACTTTACACCATAGATTCATAGATTGTATCTGCATAAATTTAAAACTACTATAACTGAAATTATTATAATCAATAACGCAAATGGATTATACCAAGGTAAAAATAGAACTTTTGACACTTCTATTATTATATTCTTAAAAGATTTCAGCATCTTCAATAAACTTATCTGTTAAATTATTAATTCTAGCTAAAAAATTTTGTAATACAATAGTGTTTGGATATTCGGGTAATCTTTTATCAAAAGCTTCCCTGAACAATTTAGGATCAATTGTTGATTTTTCTACTACAACCTGTCCTAAATTATTTAGAAGAAATTTTAGTTCTAGCAGAGTAGCTTCTTTTTTTTTCATTCTTTTCCTTATCCCAACCCCATTGCCACCACCAAAACCTATAACTGTAAGGTTCAAAAGGATTACTAATAGCATTTCTTAAATAGGCTTCTCGTCCTATTTGTTCAGTACTCTTCTTAATTTCTTGTATTACACTTGTCATTAGTTATCTACAATATCTACCACTTCACAAGCATCTGATGTACAAGCGAACTCTTGGCTAGATATAGTCCTATCTTCAGTTTCAAATTCAGATAATTTATTCCAATCTATCTTTTCAGGCATTTTACTGAAAGCAATATCATATTCATCTTTGGTTATGTCTTGATAAGGTGCTTGTCTGTATACATGATCTGTAAAAGGCAAAAAACTTACACCGCACATTTCATCAAAATTATTCCATACATAAGAACCTACCTGCATCCATTCATTTTCTTTAACTGAAATAGTTATAGAAGGTTTATGTTCACACCAATTGTTTTGGTATACCCTCCATAGATCTAAATGCTGTATAGCAGTTAAATCATTTCTAGTGATAGCACCTTCTGGAGATTTAATAGGAAATGAAAACACAACTATATTTTCAGGTTGCATAACACAATCTTCATAAGGAACTTTCTGTTCTGTAAGAAATTGTGTCAGGGGGTCTTTTTTGTCTGCTCTGACCGTTCTAATGTAATACGGTGAATGCCTAGTATGTATGCCACTCGCACTATCAACCAGCTGACTAACAGTACCAGAAGGCTTAACACAAGTGATAGCAGTAGAAGGATTAATATTAAACTTATTTGCCCATATTTTATTGGTCTGTACAGCACAGATTCTAAGATCATTAAGTAAACTCTCTAGTTTTTCCATAGAACGTAAACCACAGGTTAGTTCATTATCCATTATACCTGTTAAACTAACTCCAAGCAACCGTTCTTCTTCTGTGTTGGTAATCCAAGCTTTACTTATATTTTTAATATTTAAAAATGTACTTTGAATAGTACCCAAAATAGTAGCTATTTTAATCTTTTCTATTAAGGATTGTTTATCATCATTCTTTCGTACTATTACCTCGGTTAAATTACAAAATTGTTTACTTCTAAGAATAATTTCAGAGCAAGGATTAGTACCAAAATCATAGTTAGAATCTCTCCTACCGTATTTATTAGCCTGTTTTTGTGCTGCTACACGATTAAAAATACCTCTTTCTCCTGACTTAGATTCGTACAGAGAAAGCCATTCTTTCATAAAAATGCCCATATCCGGTGTTTCTGTGTAGCAAACAGAGTTGTTCGATAAAGCCCGCTGGGGTTCAAAATCATACCAGTTGCCCCCTTTCGCTGCTCTCATTCTAGCATCGGTTAGATTAGATAATGATAAAAGAGCAGAACGCCTAACTCCACCTACTACTACAACTTCTGCTATCTTGCAGACTATATCGTGGCATTCTAAAGAATTAAGCTTTTTACCAGCAGAATTTTTAAACTTATTAACTGTAAAAGAAAAAAGATCTTCTAAAGGTTCTGGACCTGAAGCCCTTCCTCCAAAAGTTTTAAGCTTAGATCCTGCTGGCCTGACATTTTTCATGTTCCACTTTGGAATCTGTCCTGCGTATAAAAGGTTAATTAACTCTTTATAAGCTGAATGCCATCCTTCTTTACTATCTCTAACAACAATCGTAGTTTCTGTATCTTGAAATTGTTCTGCTACTTTCGGTAATTGTTCTATAGACTGTCTCTCTACAGAGAACCCTACACCAGTGCCATGCATTAGAATGTATAAGATGTCGTCAAAGGCTCTGGGGCTGTCTACAGCTACATAAGAGCAGTTATAGCCAGCTATGTTGTTTCTTTCTAAAGCTGGCCCAGCAGTCATCATAGCCCGCATAGAAGGCATTACAGACATCGAGCTAATAGCTTTGTACAGAATAGCTTTATCTTCTTCTTTTATATCAAAGCCGACATATGTGCTTAAATGATATTCATAGTAGTTTATAAGACGACTAACAGTTTCTTCCCAGGTTTCCCTGCGCTGCAAGTCATCATTCCACCTAGCGTATCTAGATGTATGAATAAATCTTTGATAATCAGAAATCATTTCTTAATCTTCTCATCAATATCTTTATGTTCATTTTTAGATACATTATTAAGAATACCAATAAGAGAAACTACCTCTTTAAAAGGCCTATTCTGTAAGTATGCTAAAATCGTATTAATCTGAGTTAGAGAAATTATGAAATTCTTTTCTGCCATTTTTTACCCTTTCATTTTCATAATATTATCAGGTTCAGGAGATCTATCATCAATTAATCTAGTCAAGTACCACCTAGCCTTTTTTAAATCACTCAATTCTTCTCCTTTATATTTATATCTACAAACATACTTCAAAACATTACCAATCAAGTATCCTTGATACATATGTTCATCCATACTGTTTTTAATTATATCAATAGTTTCTATTGAACTATAATTATAATGCGGGGGATTATTAATTTTATCCATTAATTTAATTTATTTTTATTAAATAAAATAATATTATTTCCTTCTATACCACTGTTCCCCTGTTTAATTTCTTCTTTATTTTGTTCATGCAATTCTCCCAAAATAACAGAATGACCAGTATCTATAACATAATCCGTTTCTTCAAATAAAATATTCTGTAAACCAGCACACATCACATGGACGTAATCTGAATCTTCATTTTCAGTAGAATCAAAAACTCTAACATTTACGTTTTCATCATCGAGTTGATCAAAAATAAAATATATCCTTCCTGGCAGGGTAGAATTAGCATCTTCTTCAATTCTTTTTTTTAATCTTTCTTCATCATAATCAGCCATCTATCCACTCCTCTGGTATAATTTTATCCGCATAAAGAAATGAGTGCCTATCGCACCACTTAGCATACGTTGTAGGACTACCTTTGTAAAGCTTTTTCTTCGAGTTT